GGGTATCTTTATCATGCCACCAAAACAGGTAACCAATGACGAACCAGACGACAACTTGGCCTAACAAAAAACGAGTTAATCCTACTGCTAAAGTAGCCATAGGCTACATTCCTAGTACGGATGATCCGTTAATACTTGTCCCAGACCCAGATCAGGTAGTGTTTCTCGAAGAAGCGTTCACCTATCTGGATAGTGGTCATTCTCTGAGGAAAACTGCCGAATGGGTAGCCTCTAAGTTAGGTCGTAGCGTATCCCATCAGGCACTGTCGAATATATGGAAGAGCCACCGCAAAGGTTCTGACAAGACTGTGCGAGTCAAAGAACTCGAAAAAGCAAAGCGGAAACGCAAACCTAAGACAAAACAAGAAAAAGAAGAGGCCGCTCTTAGGACACAACTGGCGCAGGCCCGACGACGTTTAACTTTGACAGAGAAGAAAGTTAAGCAGCGCATTCAGGACGACGAAAATCCTGTATCTTTTTCTGACAGTCTAAACTTCGATGCACAACCGGAACAGGCTGAAGTTATATTTAAGCCAAATGCGGGTCCGCAAACGGAGTTTTTAGCCGCGAGTGAGCGTGAAGTCCTATATGGTGGAAGCGCCGGCGGTGGAAAAACTATGGCCCTGATCGCAGACCCGATGAGGTACTTTTCTAACGCTAATTTCAATGGGTTAATACTACGGCGTACCACCGACGAACTTCGTGAGATCATCTGGAAAACGCAGGAACTTTACCCAAAAGCATTTGCTGGGGCTAAGTGGCAAGAAAAGAAATCACAATGGGTGTTCCCAAGCGGTGCTAGGCTATGGCTTACCTACCTCGAACGCGACCAAGACGTGTTACGTTATCAGGGGCAAGCCTTCTCTTACATTGCCTTCGATGAGTTGACGCAACACCCCACAAGTTTCGCCCTAGATTATATGCGGAGTCGCTTGAGAACCACGGATCCTACGCTTCCAACGTTCATTCGCGCGACGACAAATCCGGGTGGCCCAGGCCATCAATGGGTTCGGCGCATGTTTATTGAACCCGCTCCCGCTAACCAAGCATTCGCAGCAACTGACCTAGAAACAGGTCTTCCTATGGTATATCCAGAGGGTAGCCCAAAAGCAGGACAGCCTCTATTTCATCGTAGATTTATTCCTGCCAGCCTGCATGATAACCCCTATTTAGCGAAAGACGGGCAGTACGAAGCGAACCTACTATCCCTACCAGAGATGCAACGCCGACAACTTCTTGAAGGTGATTGGTCAATCGCTGAAGGTGCAGCATTCTCTGAGTTTAGGGAAAAAGACCACGTCATAGAACCCTTTGATATACCCCCTGAGTGGAGGCGTTTTAGGAGTTGTGACTATGGGTACTCTAGTTACTCGGCTGTTCATTGGTTCGCTATTGACCCCGCGTATGAAACTTTGATATGCTATAGGGAGTTGTACTTAACTAAGCACACTGGTAGAGACTTAGCAAAAGCGGTAATGCAAGCCGAAGTAGGTGACGATATAGCCTACGGAATATTAGATTCATCTTGTTGGCATAACCGAGGTCAGATAGGCCCATCTATTGCAGAAGAAATGGTTTCTATGGGTTGTCGATGGCGACCTTCCGATAGATCCGCAGGAGCGCGGGTGGCCGGAAAAAATAGGCTACATGAAGTATTAAAAATAGATGAAGATAGTGGCAAGGCTGGTTTGGTATTTTTCAACAATTGCCGGCAGATAATCTCAGATCTACCCACAATTCCATCTGATCCCAAAGGTACGGACGACATCGATCCAAGATACCAAAGCGATCACACATACGACTCCGTTAGATACGCAGTAATGTCGCGGCCTCGCTCTAAATCAATCTTTGAGGAATTTGGAACAACTACACAAAGTTGGACACCCTCAGACTCAGTATTCGGATATTAATACATGGCCCTAGTACCTAGACCAGAAGAACTAAATCTTGATTCCACGGACGATCCAATTCTGTACGCAGAAGAGGGAAGTAACGTAGACCAAGAAAACCGTGAACTGTCTGAGTTAGTATCTTGGGTAGAGAGCCGCTTTACGCGGTCTAAAACTGCTAGGTCAGAAGACGAAGACCGCTGGTTAATGAACTACCGCAACTATCGCGGTATATACGGACCCGAGGTGCAATTCACCGAAAAGGAAAAGTCTAAGGCTTTTGTTAAAATCACCAAGACTAAGGTTTTGGCAGCATATGCCCAAATGACTGACGTTTTGTTTGCTGGCGGGAAGTTTCCAATAGGTGTTGAGGCAACTACAATTCCTAACAGTGTTGCAGATGCTATCCACATTGCTGGCACCCCCAAGGAAGGCGCTCCGGAAAAGAAACGCTCTACCACCGTATCTAGGAAAGAACTTCTTGGACCCTACCAAGCGGCCCTATCAGAGTATGCTGATGAGGTGAAAGAAGGCGTAGGCAAGAACCAAGGCGATATTACCTTTGAGCCTGCCAAATTGGCTGCGCAAAAAATGGAAAAGCGCATCCACGACCAACTAGAAGAGAGCGAAGCAAGTAAGCATCTACGCTCTATGGCTTTCGAGATGGCTCTTTTTGGAACGGGGATCATCAAGGGTCCGTTTGCGCACAACAAAGAGTATCCGCGGTGGAACGCAGAAGGTGAATACGACCCTCTATTCGAGACTATAGCAAAAGTAGAGCATTGCTCCGTATGGGACTTCTACCCTGATCCGGAAGCCCGTTCTATGAGCGAAGCAGACTATGTCGTGCATCGTCATCGCATGTCCCGCAGCCAACTGCGCGGCCTTAAACGCCGTCCAATGTTCCGAGAAGAGTCTATCGATATAGCAATTGAGTACGGACCAAACTACCAAGAAGAATATTGGGAGAATGTACTGGAAGACAGTGCATCCCGTGGCGATACCGAGCGTTTTGAAGTGCTTGAATTCTGGGGATACATGGACCCTGAGATTGCCGAAGAGGCCGGTCTAGATCTCCCTGAAAACTTGAGTGAAAATGGAGAGGTTCAAGTGAATGCTTGGATCTGTAATGGCCAAACCTTACGTCTTGTAATAAACCCCTTTGTTCCCGCCCGTATCCCGTATCACGCAGCGCCTTATGAGGCTAACCCGTATTCATTCTTTGGGGTTGGTATTGCAGAGAATATGCACGATACCCAGTTGCTATGTAACGGGTTTATGAGGATGGCGGTGGACAATGCTGCCCTGTCCGGCAACCTGCTTATTGAAATTGATGAAACCAATTTGGTCCCAGGACAATCAATGGATGTGTACCCAGGAAAAGTGTTCCGGAGACAGGCGGGTGCCCCAGGACAGAGCATTTTTTCGACTAAGTTTCAGAACGTTAGCCAAGAATTGCTTATGATGTTTGATAAGTCGCGCCAACTTGCGGATGAAAGCACAGGTATGCCGTCTTACTCTCACGGACAGACCGGTATTATGTCTACGGGACGTACCGCGTCAGGAATGAGTATGCTCATGGGGGCTGCGGCACAAAGTATTAAATCTGTTGTCAAAAATATTGACGATTACATGTTAGGCCCGCTCGGAAGATCCATGTTTGCCTTTAATATGCAATTCCGTTTCGACCCTGATACAAACGGCGACCTAGAGGTTGTTTCAAAGGGTACAGAAAGCCTGATGCGTAATGAAGTTCGCTCTCAGCGGCTCTTACAATTCATGCAGATGTCCGCCAATCCAGTTATGGCACCGTTTGTAAAATTTGATTACATTCTCCGAGAGATCGCAACGTCAATGGACCTTGACGAAGAAAAAATATTAAACGATCCGAGAGAAGCGGCGTTACAGGCCAAGATGATGGCACAGTTTGCCGCAGCAATGCCACAAGAGGCACCGCAGCCGGCCCCACAGGGGGGCGCACCAAATCCACAAGACCCGACGGGTAATGGTGGCGGTGTTATAGCGGCAGGAGCCGCCCCAGAACCTAGTGCAGCGGGTTTCTCGGGAGCGGGTGGGGGAGCAAACGGGGGTCAACCAGAGCAACCACCACAAGGCTAATACATGTTAAAATCACAGGCCCGTAAGGCGCTAATTTTCGTAAATAGTACGGAAGTATATTCGTCTTTTCTGGGAGTAGTATCAGATAAGATAGAAGACCACCGCAATAATCTAGAAAAGACGAAAGATGCGGGGCGTATTAGTGAGATACAAGGTGCAATTTCTGAATTGCGCAGGCTACTACACCTCAGAGAAGAAGTTATTGAGGGGTCCGAAAATGGCTCAGAGTAACCTCTTACACTTCATGCCTCTGTCTGTTTATTCCGCAAAAGCCGGTTTATCGGAAACTGAGCGAGAACAGATTGTAGAAAGCATTGATGCTTCTGTGTCGTCCAAGGATGAAACTAACGAGACTAGCACTTGGACAGGCGACGTGCATGGTTTCCATGAGTTGCATAATCACCCCGTATACCAGCGCCTGTTTGGTCTTATTGGGGACCATGTTCGTAGATACATAGATCAACTTAATATCAACACTCAGACGTTCGATTACTACTACACTAGATCCTGGGCATCCCGACAGACTAAGGGACGACAGATTGATTATCACCGCCACGAACAATCACACTTTAGCGTGGTGTATTACCCAAAAGTCCCAACTAACTCAGGGGCGTTTTGCTTGGCTACGGATAATCATCAAAACGAAATTGTAGAGGGTATGTTTAGGCATGAGTACTACGATAAAGGGATTATTAAAACGGGTGCCTCGCACACAATGGCAGAGATACCTCTTGATGTGACCGACGACGATTTACTCATATTCCCATCTAAAACAGCCCATAGAACCGGCGTTAGCGATACTGACAAGCCTCGCTATTCTATTGCCAGCGACCTGTTGTGCGTACTCCGAGACGCAGACAGTTTCGAGATTGGCCTACCCCCAATACATACATGGAAAAAAGCCTAACATGGATACTTCACCGCGACCAAAAGCGAGACCCAAGACAGTAATATCTGGAAAAGATCTTGAGCGCATTGAGCGAGTAGTTTGGGGTGAAGCGAATACAGAGGGGACCGCAGGCCGTGACGCTGTTAGAGGCGTTATACTTAATCGTCTAGCCTCAGATCGTTTTGGCAATACAATCCAAGAAGTACTGAACGATGAGTTTGAGCCGGTGCAGAAGTACGCAAGCGCAGACAAAATTCCAGTTCCAGAGGACGATCTCCAAAGGGGACTAAACGAGTTTGCCGACTACATACAATTGGGCGAAGATCCTACGGACGGCCGTACCTTTTTTCAAAACTCTAAGATTACCAAATCCCGTGGCACACAGTTTTCTGGCCCAGACCCAAAAGTTATTGGGAAGCATACTTTTTACCGCGGGTACGGGGACCAAGAGCCGGTATATGACACGGACTTTTCCCACAACATTAGCATTGACTACAGCGTGGATAATGACAAGGAGCCTTACGAAGTGGCACAATTTTCAGCCGGTGGCGCACTTTCGAAGTTGCGCAGTAAAGAAGAAAAAAAAGAGGCGGCAACCGCCCAAAAAATGTCTGTAGAAGAAACCCGTAAAGTTGCGGGTGACCGAGATTTTGATGCGGCAAAAGTTACGGCAACTCGTCGTGATTTGTACGACGAAACAAATGAAATTATTAGTACCCCCCAAGAGCGAAAGCGAATTGATTCAGCGCGTACTAGCCGTCTTCCTGAAATGGATGATCAAGAAAATCCTAAAACTGCAAAATTGCCCGACACCGAAGAGGTTAAAGGCAACGGCCTAGATCTTCTCAGCATGAGCCACGGTGGGATGGCATCCGCAGGCATGATGGCTCCATCTGGGGTGATTGGTTACGACCCTGTTTCAGGTAACCCTATTCCCGTTGGTTCTACCGCGCAGAATGTACGGGACGATATACCGGCGGCTCTATCTGAAGGGGAGTTTGTTCTGCCCGCAGATGTCGTCACATGGCATGGCCTCAAGCACATTATGGGCATGTATAACGAGGCCCGAGTTGGCCTAATGGCAATGGCCTCTGTAGGCCAAATAAAAGGAGTACAAGATGAAAACGGACCTGATGATGGAACAGTATGCGGATGTGGTAAAACAGACTGCGAATATTGTTCTGGAATGGACAAAGACGACTATGGAAGCGCAGACGAAGATCGCGGAGACGGTCAAGACGTTGACGAACCTACCGTCGAAGTAGTCGAAGAAGAATATCCTCTTTCGGCAGAGGATTCAGAAGGTGTTGAGGCATACCCAACCGAAGAGAGCGGTCAATACACAGTCGGGGATGAACAGGTTTTACTGATTTTCCAAAACCCTAAGTAGGGAGTTTTTGGGCCACCCTGCGCGGCCCCCGAAAACATATGAGAACACTTAAAATGGCTAAATATAGTAGCAACCAAACGGAAAGTCTTGAGCAAGAACTAAATCAAACTCAAGGACAGGCTCCGCAAATCCCCGTGGCAAATGACACTGAAGAGACTTCCTTTAAAAAACGATACGGAGATCTTCGCCGGCATATGCAAGGCCTTCAGTCTCAGAAAGACGAAGAGATTGATCGCCTAAAGGATCAACTAGAATCCGCTACCAAACAACAAATCCGCTTCCCAAAAACAGACGCGGAGATTGATGAATGGAGTAATCGATACCCCGAAGTCAGTAAAATTATTGATACAATTGCCCGTAAGCGCGCCAATGAGGCGCTCGAAATAGGTGAAAAGAAGATCCAGAAATTGGAGAAACTTGAGTATCAAATTCATAGGGAAAAAGCCGAAAACGAACTAAAGGGCATGCACCCAGACTTTGATCGTATTCGTTCATCAAAAGAGTTTCACGATTGGGTGTCTGAGCAACCTTCTTGGGTTCAGGACGCCTTATACAAAAATAGTACAGATGCCCGCGCGGCTTCCCGTGCGATCGATCTCTTTAAGCAAGACAAAGGGATAACGACTAAGAAGGCATCCCCTACTTCCGCTGCACAATCTGTAGGAAGAACTTCTACTTCCGCACCTAGCGGGGGACGTGCAAAATTCTCAGAGAGCGTTGTGTCTAATATGACAGACGCGGAATATGAGAAAAACGAAGATGCAATTATGGACGCAATGCGTAAAGGCCAGTTCACATATGATCTGTCCGGCGCAGCACGATAATTGCCTATTGTAGAAACCATTAGTTGCGTGTTATAATTACTCCTATAGTACCTATTTTCTAATGGTTTCTATGGTCCTCTGGACCTTGAGATGTTGAGGCCGCATTAGCCTACCCCCAACAATCTTACTCACCCCACAGAAGATTTGACAATAAGTTTACCAGAGTCAATCGGCCCTGTGACTACACATGAAAAATGGGCGTATCCTATTTTACTGAGTGTCATAGCACCCCTTTGAACTACTGCCCTTAATTCGTCGCCTTCTGGTTTTAGCAAAACCGCAATTCCTGCGGTCCTTGTCAACGCCATTGAAGGAGAACTTAATATGGCATTTCCAAAAGCATCCGGTTACGGCAACTTGCCAAATGGCTCGTTTTCGGCCGTAATTTATTCCAAAAAAGTCCAACTTGCTCTTCGCAAGGAATCCATCTGTGAAGCGATCACAAATACGGATTATATGGGCGAAATCAGTAACATGGGCGATTCAGTTCGCATCGTCAAAGAGCCAACGGTAGACGTGGTGGACTATAAGCGCGGCACAGCAATGAGTTCGCAAAATCTTGTAGATGAAGACTTTTCTCTCATCGTCTCTGAAGCCAATGCGTTTCAATTCCAAGTCGATGACATTGAGTCAAAACACTCACACGTCAATTTTATCGACTTAGCCACTGATAATGCTGCATATAATCTGAAAGATGCGTTCGACAAGAACGTATTGGGTTACATGACAGGCCATGAGTGGAATGGTTCCGCATGGGTTGCGCGCACCGCTCCGGCTGGTGACAAAGCAGACGCCGCTGCCGACGCAGATGAGTTGCTTGCAGGCAACAAACTTCATGCCGGCGACTTCGGTGGTACTGATGATAACTCCATTCCTCTCGCCGCTGGCGGTGGTACAGGCGTTGTGTCTCCATTGGCTTTGCTTAACCGCATGGCACGTCGCATGGATCAAGCAAACGTACCTACAGAGGATCGTTATTTTGTAGCAGATCCAGTGTTTTACGAACTGTTGCAAGACGAAAACAGCAAACTGATTTCTAATGATTACGCTGGAAATCAAGACGCTGGCGACATTCTTCGTAATGGTCGTGTAGTTGCAGGCCTCATCCGTGGCTTCAAACTCTACAAGTCTAACAACCTGCCGTACCTCGGTACAGGTGCAGGCACAACAGACGCCGATGGTAGCACAACTAACATGGGCATGGTCTTGGGCGGTCACATGGCAGCATGTGCAACAGCACAGCAAATCTCCAAAACGGAAGCATTCCGTTCACCGGATACCTTTGCAGACGTTGTTCGTGGTCTCAACCTCTTCGGTCGCAAGATTCTGCGCCCCGAGTCTTTGATGGTTGCGTCTTACAACGTTGCCTAAATCGTACAAAAGCGGGGCTGGCTTCGGCTGGCCCCCCTCTTAGTTTTAGGATACTTTCATGCCCGCTACCTTTCTAGATCTATGCAATCAGGTGTTACGCCGGTTGAATGAAGTTGAACTGTCCGCTTCGGGGTTCGAAGGTGCTAGGGGTGTTCAGGCTTTAGTTAAAGACGCTGTAAAGGCTTCTATTGCTTCGATTGGCCAGAGTGAGTTCGAGTGGCCGTTCAACGCCGCAGAACACTCCGAGACATTGGTAATAGGACGTGTCGATTATGATTGGCCAGAATTCTTTAAAGTAGTCGATTACGAGTCATTTCAAGTTATTGAGAATAACGGTGATGGCACTAACGATTATAAAAAACTTACTTATATTGACCGTGATGAGTACTACAAAAAGTACCGTGACGATGATAACAGCGCAGGCACTGCGGGCCGAGGAAAACCCATCTTTGTTTTCCCTACACACGGCAGCGGTTTTGGGGTCTCCCCGTCTCCTAGCAAAGCATACCTGATCCGCTTTAGATACTTTCTTAATTACGCAGATTTGAATGCGTATAACGACGAAACTCGCATACCCTCTTCTTTTACTAGTGTCGTCGTAGATGGCGCTCTGATGCACATGTACATGTTCAAAGATAACGTTGAGGCAGCGCAGATTGCTAAAATGATATTTGATCAGGGTCTAAAGAATTTACAGACGCTGTACATTAACAATTACGAATATATCTCCGATACACGGAAAGCCTACTAATGGCAGATCGCATTGAGTCCTACAAAGTTATTTCTCAAGGTGGATTAAACTCTAATGAAAATCACCTCGACTTAGCGGAGAACCTCCCAGGTTCTGCAACCCGCTTAGTTAATTATGAGGTGAGTTTGTATGGCGGATACCGTCGTATAAACGGATACGAACGTTTAGATGCCGATTATCCAGAAGTAGGTGGTGATGATGCAGAGGGGAAAGTACTCTGCGTTGCTGTATTTAGAGACGATAACTTTGATAAATCAATCATCATATCAGCCCGCAAAGACGCCGGCGCTGACACATATTCTATATACCGATACCTAGAACTCGTAGGGTGGGTAAAGTACACAACCGCACCTACACGGGCAACCACAGACGGCGTATTTCGTACTGTAGAGACTATCCGGTTTGTGTCATTTAACTTCGGTGACGGGAATAAAATCGCATTTGTAGATGGGGTTAATCCTGCGCTTGTATTCGACGGAACAGATTGGGCTGAAATTACTGTAGGCGGCACGGGTACTGCCGAAAGTGCCGGCGGTGACCAAATCGTTTCTAGACCTAGCCTAGTTGACGTATTTGAAAATCACCTGTTTGTCGGGGGCGACGTGGGGTCTCAGGCTGTAATTGTACACTCTGCCCCAGAAGACCCGTACAACTGGACTGCGGCGGCGGGCGCAGGACAACTCAATGTTGGTTTCGACGTGGTACAGTTTAAGCCATTCAGAGACAATTTGTTTGTGTTCGGTAGCAACGCTATTAAGCGAGTATCGGCAGAACTGACGGCAGGATTTGTGCTGGATCAGGTCACGTCGAATGTAGGTTGTATTGCCGCAAACTCAGTTCTAGAAATTGGTGGTGATCTAGTCTTTTTAGCACCTGATGGCATACGTCCGGTGGCCGGAACTGCAAAAATCGGTGATGTAGAATTGGAGACTATTTCTAAGTCTATCCAATCTATTCTTGTAGATCTCCCAGTAGACTACGATCTAGACAAACTTCTTACGGGCGTCGTTATTAGGACTAAATCGCAACTACGGTATTTTGTAGGCGATGACACCTTACAGCAACTAGACAGCATGGGTATCATTGGTGGGTTGCGTACATCTGACCAAAAACTGGGTTGGGAGTTTGGAGAACTTTTAGGGATACGCTCATCCTGTGCAACGTCCGGATATATTGGTCGGAGCGAGTTTGTTCTCCACGGAGATTACAACGGAATAGTTTATCGACAAGAAGTCGGGAACACTTTCGATGGTAACGGAATTCTAGGTATATACTCCACTCCTTACTACGATTTTGGCGACACAGAAGTCCGTAAAATACTTCGTAAAA